CCGCCGTGGAAATTCCGGAAGCGGACCTGGATGTCGTTCAGCGACTTGGGCGCGAGCGGCTTGCCGCGCTTGAGATCGGTGATATTGCTCTTGTTGAGCGTCAGCAGGTCATCAGTGTCGTAGTCATCCCGTGCCAGCTTGAACTGCAGTAGACCAGTGTTGGGATCTTCAACGATTCCGCCGTCGATGTGCGACAGCACATCCTCGACTAGGTCATCGAGCGTCCGCGGATCGTCGCGTGGCACTGAAATCCCGCGACCTTCGTTCTTGAGCTTCTGTGCGGTCGCAGCCCACTGCGCGGTGTCGAACCGGGAGGTTGGCTTCCGCCCGCCCCACTTCCGGTCGGTATACGCAGCGTAGATGATTTCAGCAGGGTTGGCGTTGACGCCGATGCGTCCACCATCCTGCAGCAAGGCGTCAGGGTAGGCGCCAAGAAGGAACGCGATGGGATTCGGCGCCGGCACGTTGGTTGAGACATAGAACCGATCGCCCTGCTGGTTCAGCCCCGAGGTCGAGATCCCCACGGGCCTGCCAGTCTCCGCACCGAGGCGGGCATAGACCATCCAGGGCCAAGCGCTAGCGAACTCGCCATCGACTTCCTGCACCAACGGATCGATGGTCTGGGTGCCGACGCCTCGGTGCAGCATCAGCAATCCTTGCAGGCCACCCTGCTCGCCGCCTCCACCGTACATCTGCCGGGCGTTGATGCTGAATTCCCGCTCGTCGGTCAGCTCGAGCACGAAATCGAACGGCAGCTCCGGACGAATGATGTTGGGGTCCGGAGGAACATCCTCGTGGTCATTGAACGAGTTGAGATCGCTCGGCTTCTGGGTGCCGATCGACCGTTCATCCGAAATGATGTCGTAGAGGACGTCGATCGGTCCCCATCCCAGTAGCAGAATCAGCTTCGCGTAATAGCGCGTGATGGGAATATCGTCGTTCTCGTCCTGCTCCAGCGCTTTGTCGTGGACCATCACGACCGTCGGCGAAGCCTCGTAGATGCCGAAGCCCTTGCCGAGCGGCGTGCCGCTCGAGGCGGTCGGCGTCTCCAGTTGCTGTGGCTTCGGACGCTTCCGCTTCGGCTCCAGCAGCCGCGACAAGATGTTCAGACCGATGTTGATCGCCAGGTTGATGGCGAACATCACTAGGAAGGCGGCCATTACCGGAGGCCCTGCCCGTAGTACGGATTGGTGGTGGGCATGTCAGGGAAGGACAGGCGCCGCGCGCTGTTGAAGAACTTGGTCGCGCAGACTTCCTTGGTACGGAGGTCACCGGCTAGCAGTGTGACCAGATCGCCAACCACCAGACCAGGAATCATCTCGTCCAGTGTCATTACATCGCCGATCTGCTCGGCTATCATGGTGTAGTAGATACCCTTGCTGAAGCTCCCGAGGTAGAAGAAGGTCGGGTCGGCGCCGCCGAAGCCCGAGGCATCGGCGACGGTGACGGAGAGCCCGTCGATGTCGGTGACTTCGCCCTGGAAGGTGTAGCTCGCCGGATTGACGCCACAGGTTTCTGGATCGTAGGTCGCAAAGGTGCAATAGTCGCGCTGGGCGAGGCCGGACGGCACCACCACATCGCCCTGCCCGAGGATCGACTCGCAAGTGAGGGTGGTCTCCGTGCCGGTATCCTCGGCGCTTTTGATCTCGTACAGCGAGCTCCGAACATTGGCCGGATCCGGCTCGTCAGTCGGCGGACGGTGATACTGGTAGATCGCCACCATCGGAATCGATGGTGGTAGCGGCGCAGTCAACATCCGTGCGATGGGATCATCACTCGGAAGCGAAATCTGGATTGTGCCGGGCTGATCCTCGACGCCCCAGGTCGGCTCCGTGTGTTCGATCTCACATGGAGTGTAGAGACTGTCCTGATAGGTGATCGACCTCCGAAACGAGGTCCGAAAGAACTCCACATCTTCGATCGGCTCCTCGACATCCTCATCCGACACAAAGAACCGAAACCGACCGATCACGAAGACATCGTTGTGGCTGATGATCGGATAGCCGTTAGTGATTTCGATCCGCGCAGTCACTGAGCCGCCACCCTGAATCGTCAGGAGTGGAGTTGCCGTTTCGCCAAATCCTGCCTCGCTGCCCTTCGGGGGATTGATGCGCTTGGATTTCGTAGCGGTACCGCTAGTCAGCCGAACCGACATCCACTCGAACCAGTGTCCGTCTGCGTAGTACTCGAACGTCGCCCAACAACGAGCACCAGGCGTAAGCCCGCTGAAGGTCTGTTCCAGCGACGCACGAGTTTCTGCGGCCGTATCACCGTCACCGACAATCGTGAGTTGTACGCAGTTCTCGCCGTAGACCGGATTAGTCGCTCCAGCGGAAACAGTTCCCCCTTCTCCTTGAGTTATGTCCCAATCGGCAGCGAGTTCCGTGAGGTCGGCGTACTTCATTGGAAACTCATAGACCAATCCGTCCAGTGTTGCCGGCGGTGGTGGCGGTGCCGCCAGCATGAACTGGTACAGTACCGTCGGGCGACGGCTGTGGACGGAAGGTTCAGCGACGGCCGGCGTGGTCACAGTGTGGATCCGGCCGGCGAATCCTCGCGCAGCTCGAGAAAGGTGAACTCCACCGACGCGATGTCGTGGGTGTCCCAGGCCATCCGCACCATGTCGTCCTGCAGGCGTCCGTAGAGCAGGTAACAGATGCCGTTGTTGCGCTCCTGTGTGAAATCCTGACCTAGCGATGCGTTGATCACCAGATTCTCCGTGCCGTCGCTGTTGGTAGCGGCATCTGTGATCTCTCGCTTGAGAATGGTGCCATCGCCGAACACGAAGGCGATTCGAGTCCGGAGCGGATCCGGAAACTCAAGGTCGGAGTAGAGCCGATCCTGAATGTTGAAACTTCCGTCACCGGAACCGATCGTGCCGATCGGTACGAAATCCCGCTGGAAGGTCGGCAGCCAGAACGGCTCGCAGGCGCCGAGGATGTCGTCATAGAACGCCCAGAACTCGTCGATTTCCTCTACGCTGGTGAGGTCGAGCCGCACTGGTTGGGTTCCCACCGGACCGATCGCGTGCGGGCGCACGGAGAACTTCCCGCCGGCGGTGGCCAGCCGAGTCAGCGTCCGCCCGATGCCGTGAGTGCGGCTTCCGACGATGTTGACTGCCTCCATCGGCACCAGCAGGCTCGGCATCAGGCGTCCTCGTGCTGTTCAAGGTCGAAGGTGACCTCAACCTGGCCCAGGTCTACGTCGTGATCGATCAGCTGGACCTCGGGAGCCATCAGCGCCCGGAAGCAGGGAATGACCTTGTCGCGAACGGTCCAGGCCATTGTGGTCGCGGTCACCTCGATGTCGGTGGCGTTGATCGCGGTTACGACGACGACCTCATATCGAGCCGGAGATCGGTAGAAGAGAAGGCCTTGGCCAACGACATAGCCAAGGTGCGTCGTACTACCGACGGACACACTGGTTGCTCCGAGAGTGACAGGTCCGGTAGGACGTCGCTCCCTCGGCCAGTAAGGCACCCACCAGCGGAGAGCTTGACCTCCCCGGATGGCGGCGTGCAGTCGCTGGTACTCATCGCTTTCTCGCTCCAGAGCCTTGATGGTGAAGGCGAACCGCCGGTTCGGGCTGTCGGTCAGGCTCGAGCGCTGCTCGGTCCCGTCCCACGATTCCTGAATGGGCGTCTCGTACTCCCGCTCTTCTGAGAAGCCGGTCGTCCAGTCGATCTCGTAGGGGAACGGCACGATGGTCGGAAGTGCCATCTCAGCCTCGCTTGAGACGCTGATTCAATGACCCGACCAGTCGCGGCGCGGTCTGCACATGCCCGAGCGTGATCCCCCGCATCTTCTGCCCTTCGACGAAGCGCAGCAATCCGTCCTCGGTCACCATGATCCGATGGACGTGCTCCTGCTGCACGGTGGGCCGCGCGGTGACACCTTCCCGGCCCACGCCACCGCCCTCGGCGAAGTGGAACGGCTTCCGCGGCGTGATCCGCGGCAACTGCATGCTGTTGATCAGGTGCATGAAGTCGTCGCCATAGTGCCGCACGGCCTCGCGCCGGATGAACCACTCTTCCGGCATCGCCATGATCGGAATTGAATCCTTG